TATTCAACCCTTTGCTCAAAAACTAATTCAGTTAGCAGCCAAAGAAGGAATCTCTCTTGTTGTGACTCAAGGGCTACGTACGATTGAAGAGCAGGATAAGCTTTATGCACAGGGGCGTACAAACCCTGCTAAGCCAAAGGTGACTAACACGAAAGGCGGGGAGTCTTACCATAACTATGGTGTGGCCTTTGATGTAGCTATGGTTTCTTCCGGCCCTAAGCCTGCTCCAGGTAATCCTTCTTGGCCCCCTGGTAAAGATGCTTGGTTTAAAGTAGGTGCTTTAGGCCAAAGTCTAGGTTTGACGTGGGGTGGTACCTTCAGCACTATTACAGACTACCCTCATTTTGAGTACCATCCTGGTTTGAATATTGCCCAGCTCAAAGCAGGCAAGAGACCTGCGGCTCCGGTGGAGTCGATGCCTATTGTAGACACTGCGGCTTCGAATGCTTCTTGGGTAAGCTCCGGTTCCAAAAGTGCTAATGAGGCGACTCAAACTATTTCGAAGACAGCAGCTAAATCTTTACCCACTACGGAATTAGGCGACACATTCACTACGCAGCAACGGGTGATGATCAATCAGATGCAAGAAGCCATTAGGCTTATGGCTTCTACGCCACCATTGCGTCTGTTGGTCAACCCTCAATCCTTTAGAGTCTCTGCCGAGAAGATCATCTCGGACGGTAACTGGGGTCGTAATGGCCCTATCATTGAGCACTGGGGTGACGGACAAGACAAGATTGAGGGCTCAGGTAAGATCTCTGCGTTCTACTCTAAGGATGCCAACAACCCAACAGGTCCTGGGCTCAATCGTACCGCTCGACAGTTTTCGCAGAGCTACCAAAACCTATTGGCCCTATGGCTCATCTATAAGAACAACGGAGGCATCTGGTTCCCAGATCCCATCGTACCTAAGACTTCTAAGGCTAAGAACTTGGCGGTCGTAGGTTCTGTGTACCTCTACTATGATGAAATCCTCTACGTCGGCTCTTTCGATGATTTCAGCATCACGGAGTCTGACACCGCTCCGTTTTCTTTGGAGTATACGTTTTCGTTCACGGTACGAGCTTGGTATCTGTTGGAGCATTTGGACGATACCCAGTACATGTACGGGAAACCCACGGTCCCTTCACTCCCCACAGGGACCGGAGGCAGCCCTCTCAAGGGCGGTAACAACCCTCAGATCAATCCGAACGTAGCGTTGCCTCAGGCACCCGATGGTTTGGGTCCTGTTGGACCGGAGGACTTCAAAGATGGGAGCACCTTTGGCGGGTCTACTGCTCTCCAAGATGTTGATGAACTCTTTGGGGGTGGGTGATGGCACGCAGCCCCTTCCAAGGTACTTACCAGTCTGGCATCCGACCCACTGTGGTTACGGCTCCGGACACTATTGTTTACATCAATGGTGAGCAAGAGATCGTTGGATGTCCAAGCTGTTCTAGGTCTTTTGACCTCAACAAGTACATCACGTCGGTCCAAGTTGACCTTGGGATTGATAGGGCACCTGGTTCTGCCAGCATAAGTCTGTCCATCCCACGGCACTCTATTGACGACTTTTTTGTGGATGGGAACCCAGTCATCCAATCGATGATGGAAGTGGAGATTTATTCCAAGGGTTACTATCTAGTGGAGGGTGTGCCTCAATATTACCCCATCTTCTGGGGTATGGTGACTGAGGTTACTGACAGTTACTCGGGCGGTGAGCATTCTGTAAGTATCACTTGCGCGGACATCCTAAAATGGTGGGATATCTGCAAGATGAATGTCAATGCTGCCTATACTGCCCCGACGCCGCAAGAGGGCAGAACAGTTAAGGGTAACGTATTTGCTCAAACCAATCCTTACGATATCATCTACACACTAGCCAACCAATCGTTTGGTGACATCATTGTAGGCACAGGTTCGCTGAACAGTTTCATCCGAGAGGGTGGGACTAAAGTCGATAACGCAGCCTACTCTGATATTATGCAATACTGGCAAAAGCGGTTTGCCCGTATGCGTAGCAGTCTGTTGCTCTACGGTACTAAAGGCGTAGCGGTTCGTGGCGACACCCTTTACAACAGCTACTCTAGGGCTAATGGGCCAGGGGGTGGTGGAGCTGCTGTCTCGACTATTATCCGAGACGCCAATGGTGGCCCAGATGGAGGGCAAACCATTTTTGACGCTGCTTCAGAAGATGTGGCGGCCTATCGTTTCGTTACGGCTAACGCTGGCAACACAGACCTATGGCAATCGGAGTACCAGACTAAACTTGAGATTGCTAATACCTGTAAAGAGGCACTTGGGTTTGAGTTCTATATGGATGTTACGGGGGACATTGTATTCAAGCCCCCGTTCTACAACCTAGACGTTTTGAGCAATAAACCTGTATCTTGGCTGCAAGACATAGACATCATTGACTGGACGTTCTCTGAATCAGAGTCCCCTGTCGTAACTCAGATTGTACTCCATGGTTCTTATGGGGGCACTAGAGACCTAGGTACACCTGCCGATGTCTCCCCTATGACCTCTGTGACGGACTACCGCCTGTTACGGAAATATGGTTGGCGCTCGCAAGACCATAACTCAGAGTTTCTGACCGATGCTCATCTCTTGTACTACTACGGGTTGGATCTTCTAGACAGGATCAATTCCACTCGAAACCAAGCCACTGTCACTATCCCCATGCGACCTGAACTGCGGTTAGGGTTCCCGATTTACATCGCCCCCAAAGACCAAATCTGGTACATCATGGGGATCAGTCACAACATTTCATTTGGAAGCCGTGCCACCACGACGTTGACTCTTACGGCCAAGCGTTCCAAGTTCATTGCTCCCAAAGGCATCGGTAGCTTAAAACTCACCTCTTTCAATGGGGTTCCGGATGAACCTAAGGATGGCGGTAAACGAACTTTCCGCTACACGTCTAGACAGCTTCAGCTCAGTGGCAAGTTCAATCTAGATGCTGGCAATGCAGCGACTCTACCGCCCGACGAATCCGCTTACAAGATTGCGGCTGGGGCCGACAATCCTTACGAGCCTCTTGTCCTGAGGCATCCGAAAACGGGTAGGGTTGTAGGCTATCCCAACGTAGTAATGGTCTACACTAGACCCTTCTATCCTCAAAACATCAGTAAACAAGCCGGTCAGAAACCCCCTGACGCCCCTGATCCTAACATCCCTCAGAGTACCCAACAACAGCGCCAAGAGCGTCTGACCCAAACGGCGCCTCTTCAACGGGATGTCTTGGTTGCCAATGAGCAAGACAAGCTACGAGACAAGCTTCTCACAAATCGTTACCAGTACGGTCTGAACTCGTCAGGTGCCTACGTCTATGCCCACGATACTTCGGCTGGAGGCGGTGTTGTCAGTGAGTTGCTACTTTTACCCTCTTCAAGTGTTACTATCACTAACCTAACCGCTCAAGACAAACTACTTCTAGACACGAACTCTGTGATTGTCCCGGTCAGTGATGAACGTGGCTTTGAGGTAATCGGGAATTTTCAGTACGGAAGACGAGTCTCCCTTAAAGACGGTCGCCTGGTCATCACAGGCCCCAATGTAACCAAGGCAACGGTTGGCCTTCAACTCGCCCTAAGTGGGGATCTCAGTGCTACTTTGGTAGCTCAGTCTCAAGGGCTGACTACCGTTTCCACTGGGTACGCAGATCCAGCAGCTACTTTAGCCACCTTGACCCCAGATGACACTCAAACTGCTTCTACTGGAGCCATCAATCCACAGACAAAAAAGTTGGAGTTTGTCGATGTTGGGGACAACTTCGTGGATACCGCTCCTTTGGGGTCTCAGGAGCAAAAGGGTGTCGTAGAAGTAGAGGTGTCGCAGCTATCTAGAGCCCTGACCCTCACTGAGATGTCTGTAAAAGACGGTGCGTCCACAAAAGAAGAAGACTGTGTGTGTTTGACTGGCCGCGCAGACCTAGCGTTTATGAACATTGGGTATGACGTGCAACCCTTGACCGGGCCTGCGTCTTCTAAGGACAACTCAGGCATCTTCGCTTCTACGGTATCCGGAGGCAGCATTGACGCTGGGCGTACTCAACAACTAGAGCAAGACATCGAAGTTCTGCAAGCTCAAATTGCTAATGCTCAAAGTGGTGGAACTCAAGCAGAGACCGATGAACTTGAGTCTCAGTTACAAGAGGAATCTCAGAAAATTATTGATCTGCAAGATCAACTGGATGGTTTAGGAGAAAGCGACCCAGATCTAGGGCAACAACTGCAAGTGGCTAGAGCGAAACTTGCAGCCCTACAAACTCAACAGGTATCACTGCAAGCAACCGCGAGTGTCACGGACTTGACCAATAAGCTTCAATTGGTTCAACAAGAACTAGCCGAGTTACAGCAAAGCTCCACTTCCATGCTGTCCAATTCTAGTCAAGCCATCTCCAAGGTGGATGCTTTCTTGGTAGATCTTTACACGAAGATTGATCAGGATCATCAAAAGTTTGAAGCGGCGATTCGTGGGGACAACTTACCACGATCTCCTAACTATATGGCTGTGGGCGGTGATCCTCAGTTAGACCCAATCACGGGCAAGAGTCCTGTGCAGCCCCAGTCTAAAAACGAACAACAAACGGCTCCTTCAGAGCTTGCTCCTCCCTTCTCAGCTCCCAATCGGTTCAACCTTGGTGATGTGAAGGCGGCTGTAGGGGCGGTAGAGTCCAATGTGCAGGACTTGTCTAAGAGTTGGTCTAACTTTAGCAAGGATCTCCAGAAGGAAACCAAGAAAACTGCGTTGTCCAAGGAGATTTCCAATGACAACGCCAGCATCACTCGACTTACGACTCAATTGAATCGCCTAAAGAAACAGCAAGAGTCCCATGCCGTAGTAATAGGTGTAAACATCCAAGACGAGATCGATTCCAGGAATAAGCAGATAGCCAAGCTTCAACAAGAGGTCAAGGATAAGCAAGCACAGCTTGCTGCTCTCTAACCATGTCTGACTTCCGACCAAAAAACCCATCAGGGTATGTCCCAGGCAAAGAGTTCATTGATCATGAACCCTTTGGTCTGAAACTTGGGCTCATCACTCGTGTAGACGAGTTTGAGATGAAAGCGGACATTCAAATCATCACCGGGGGAGGCGAGAGATTTGAGATTGACCTTACTCAGGCTATGGCTGGACCACGTAGTTTTTGGGGTGGTGTTCCTGAAATTAACTCCATGGTTATCCTTGGGTACCGAAGAAAGCACAAGCAGCTCCATGAGGCTATGATTCTCGGGTACCTGCCGGTCGGTAAGCGTTCGGCTATGCGCTTTGACCCGTTTTCTTCGGTAGACCCTTCTCAGGTAAGTCAAGAAGATGCTGAGTTGTACAAGAAAACATTCAGCCCGCAGACACGGTACAAGCGCCTCAAGCTAAGTCCGGGTGACGTGGGCGGCATGTCTTCGTCAGGAGCTGAGTTTGCTCTGACTAAGGACGTGAAGATGGTCAACCGTGCGGGTGACCTGTTTGAGTTACGGGATTCTGATCGCACGCTAATCTCTCAATCCCTACATCGTGTGGAGAGTGAGGCTGGGGTCTTCAGAACTTCAGGGCCGGTTCGTCGTGGGGGTTTCTTCCTACCTCCCGATATCATCAAAGAGGGGAAGACCCTCAAGGACTCGTCTGAACGCTATTTCGGCAACACCGTTCTGAAACGTTACACGGTCAGTCCAGACACGTTGTTCGACACGTTCAACAATGATGTTCAGTTCCCGCCTGTAGCGTTCTCCAATGGTCGCCGGGCACACTATCCTGTAACAAGTCCTGGGGTGAACTTTGAACACCCCAAAGAGGGTGCGGGTTCTGAGCCGTTCACTGAAGAACGCTTAGAGATGCTGCACTCCACAGACCTCACCCAAGAGGTTCGTGAGGAAATTGACGGCTTTCAGATGGATCGCAAGGCCATCTACATTGAGAGAGTGCTTGGAACCCTTGTAGGTAACGACACTTCCTCGGACACGGGGTTACAACAATACGGGCAGCTTTTACGCCCTAAAATATTCGATGACTTTCAAGCTACTGGCCCTGGTAGTTTCACCACAGAACCCATTGCTAGATCCCCCATGAGTGACGATGAGGCGTTCACTACAGCGGGCGCTTACCTATTCCGTATCGTCCCCCCACCGAAGCCACCGGGGCGCTCAGACAACCTCAGCACCTTTGCGGTGGCGGTTTCAAAACAAGGCAAGCTGTTCGTCAACATTCCTGGTTCAAGGGTAGAGAAGTATAGTTCCGGCACCAAGAACGTGTCGGCGGAAGTGAACATGGAGGGTGCTCTCAAGATGCGACTTGGGGCTTCTACTCCAGATGGCATCGCTCTGCACCTTACGCTAGAAGGTGGCTGTATCTTTGATTTTCGTGGGGGAGCAAGTGGTGCCGGGCTAGTGTTCCGAACGCACTCTAGCTACATCATTGAAGCCCAAGGTGTTCAAGACAACAACAATGTTGCCTACAGTGAAAACCTGCAAGGTAACAAAGAGACCTATTCGTCAGGGGATAACATTCAGCGTGTGGATGGCGGAAAGGTAACCACGGTCAACGGTGGTTACAGAATTCTATCTGATCGGTTTGCTGTCAATGCTCAATCAGGAATGGCCGTCAACGCAGGTGGTTATGACTTTTTAAGTTCGGGCAAGAGTCAATTCCAGTTCGCTCAAGCGGTTCTTGAGACCATCGTTATTGGGGGTAAGACCTCCACCATTCTTGCCGGTGGGCTCACAGAAACCTTGGTAGCTGGGGCTAGAAACATTACGGTAGCTGGTGGGGCGATGACCACCAACATCGCTGCCGGAGCCTATACCGTCACGGTAGGTACGGGTGCTGTGTCTATTTCTACGGCGGCTGGAGCCTTGAGTTTGGCGGCTGCCGCTGGAGCCGTGTCGGTGTCGGCTGGTTTGGCAATGACATTGACAGCGGGTCTAGCCATGAACTTGACGGCACCTGTGGCAATCACACTGACCTCTTTGCAGGTGTTGGTTGGCGCTGCTGTAGCTCCTCTTGGGGTGTGTCGTGGGGCTCCAATGCTCCCGCCAGGAGCAATTTCGCTCGATTGGATCACAAATCTGCCACTACAAGGGTCAGCGTTGTTCAGATCGGCACTCTAACCCCTGAAACTGTAACATCAATAATAGCTGTTCTACAACGAGAGAAAACGTCAAAATATCAAAAATTATACTATGAGGGTAATGCCGACAAGTTACGAGAGAGAATGCGGTTGCACGCTAAGCAACAGCGCCAAAACGAACCTGATAAAGTCAGGGCTAAAGACAGAAGAGACTATGCTCAAAACATCGAAAAACGTTTGTTCAAAAGTATACGTTTGAGAGCCAAACGAGAGGGGGTGGCCTTTGGTATAACATTAGAGGAGTTCATTCGACTAATCCCTGATG